CCATTTCTTCTTGGTACGTATTATTCTTTCTACCTTTACGAACTTCTTCAGTGTACTTTAGCAACACGCACGTAATTTTTAATGTGGCAAGTTTGTTAGAATCCATCAATGCTTTAGTAGTGGTAACTCTATGCACTGGACCAAACATACCCTCAAGAACTAAACGATGAACCTTTTTGTTATCTAGTGTACCAGTAGTACCAACACGATAACGAATCTTATCCATCTTCTCCATAACTGTTGTTAGAGATTTTGCTTTGAATTGGTGAGCCTCGTCTCCAAAGATCACATCAAACTGAGCGAACCAAGATTTGGGTTGTAAGTATACTGACTGCCATGTAGTGATAAGAACATTAGAATGTAGATCTTTAGTGAACCCACTGTATAACTTCTGGCAATGGCGATCTACGTCCCATCCGTTAGCAGAAGAATAATCTTGGAAGTCTGCGTGTAGCTGTTCAACAAGAGATGTAGTTGGAACAATAATGATACACTTACGTTTATTCGCAACATGGTATCTCATTATCGTGTAAATGATAAATGACTTTCCAGAAGCAGTAGGAGATAATAGCAGTGTGCGCTCTTGATCGAGAGCAGTCTTTACTGCTTCTACTTGATAGTCTCGAATCTCGATAGGTTGTCCACGACCCATTGGCTTTAACGATTTAGCGTAAGCCTCTACTTGTTCTGCTGTAATATCATTACGTACCATCACTGGAGTAAGGTACTCTACTTGATAACCGTTACGAACAGCAAACTCTTCAACGTATGATACTAGACCGACATACAATGTCTTTCTAATCTGGTCATACATGCGCACTTTACCATCCCACAACCGCGCTCTGTATTGTGGAGTGAACTTAGCGCCTGGATATTCGTAGGTAAAGAAGTCTGCCAGTTCTTGTTCGATGCTGGCATCAGAAAAGACTCTTACATAAACTTCATCAAGTTTCTCAATTTTAATCATTAGTATATTGATTGTAGTGATAACCCTTTTCTTTACGAGTTTGGGATATCTTATCATTCCTCAGTTTATATGTATATTCTTTAAGTTGTTCAGGAGTGTCAAATGACATACCAGAAGCAACCAATTCTTTGTATTTATAATAGTGTGAAGTAGACCAGTTCAACTGTCTCATAGCTTCTTTAGCTGATGGATATGTTTTTCCAAACAAGGTCACTTCAATTGCATTAGATGTGACTTTACCACGCAATTTAGCTGCCTGTTTAATAGAACCTTGTTTCTGTTTTTCTGTTCTATTGTCTCCAGTTAGCTTTGCTTTAGGCGAAACCTTACCCTTTCTCGATGGTGGAATATTACCACCTTTAGCTATATTCCAACCAATATTCTCCTCTGGTCGATGTAACCACTCAAGATTCTCTGCCTCAACTTTAGTTAAACTGTCATAGAGGATTGTAGCAATAGCACCAGAATCTATGCGGTTCTTAATGTGTGCGTATTTGGTATACTTGGAGTGGGTCTGGATACGTTTGCTGAAATCGCTAGTGATTCCTACATATCCTTCTAACATTGGATCTTTTTGGTCTGGATAGTGGATCCAGTATAAGCAGTATTTAGTCATACTCTTATTTAGGAAACTGCGATTTTTATCTGTCACATACCAGCAAGAAACTTTTTCCAGTCTATAGCTGCACGTATTTGCCAGTCTCTAGCTTTAATTTGTCCAAGGATGGACTCCAAAAAGTATATCATTGTTTCAAGATAATCAATCTTGACTTTCATTGTATTTAGATCACTGTCGCCTGTTAAGAATTCATCCATCTCATTCTTGAGTGGTTTGACTCCTTGCCACTGTGGCCAATCAAGCGCAGTCAACTCTTCACGAGAGAGTTCTCCGCGATAGTATCTGAATTTGTTTTTGCGTAGGATGTTGTAGTCAGAACTGAACTTGGTATGTTTCAGTTTTACATTGACCAGAATTTTGATATACTTAGCGTGTAGCTTTGGGGTCGCGGTGGTAGTCTCACCGAGGTAGTTGTTGTCGATCTCACAATCGACATCCCACATTTCTTGTAGTTGCTCAATGTTCATAATAACTCCATGTTAAAATAGTTCATCTCTGAACTAGAACTCAAATTATAAAATCTTAAACCATCCAAATTTAAATGTAACAGAAGCAACTACGTAGTTGACATCGTCATTTGTTGAGGCAAACGTCATTGAATCAATAGTCGTTGGAAACACGTCATAGAACTGCATCGTCTGGATAGCTTGGTTGTTACTATCTAGGATCTGAAGTGTAGCATCAGAATAGTTCTTTGATAGATCGCTATATGCAATAGTGTCAGTAGCAGCACCATTGATATACTGTTGATAACTCTCTGGGAATCCAAGAGCAACAATCCAGTTATACAGCGTTTTATAGTTTGTCATATTCTCATCAACCAAAAACTGCACTGTCAGTGGATCGTATTGTAACGTATCACCTGGAACTGGCTGTGTAGAGAATGGTGTAGAAAACGCTGGCTCTCCAAGGTTAATCCCTGGAAGATTTACCTGCTGGCAATGAAATGTAACATCAGGCAGCTTTGTGATGCTGAACTGAAACCCATTGGGTGACAGAGGATTTAAATTGGAAGGAATAGATGTAGCCATGTTATTATTTAGGAAATGAAAAAAGGGAGCCGAAGCTCCCTTTGAAATACCTATCTTACGTAGGTTTCTTAACCTATTACAGAAGGTTAGTAACTTTAACCTTACGGTAGTAGTAGTTTGCGTTCGCAGTCAAGTTGTCTTGACCAGAAGTGCCGTCATCCAAGTTAACGAATGGGTTAGCAACTAGACCGTAACGAGTCTTGAAACCAATCTTTGGTTGGAAGCTATTTGGATCAACAGCGCGAACCATTTGCAATGGAACGTATGGGCAGTAGAACAAACCAGCGTCAAAAGCAGAAGCGCCTTTGTAGCCAACAACGAAGAATTGGCTGTTAGAAACGTTAGAAGTGTATGGGTCAACATAAACTTTGTACTTACCGTTTAGAACACCAGCGAAAGTAGTAGAAGTGTCATCTACAGTCAATGCGTTCTTACCAGTGATACCAGATTGGTAATCAAGAACACCAGCCATCGCTAGAGCAGACGCAACGTCAGCAGAAGTGATGATGATGTTACCACGTCCACGACGTGTTTGTTGACCGATAGCGTTGGCTTCACGTTCGATTTGGAACATTAGACCTTTGAACTTTTCAACAGACCAACGACCGTTAGAGTCAACGTCCAAGTCGAAAGTACCAGCAGTAGCAGTACCAACAGCAGCACCAACTTTAGATGTGTTGTAGATTGTACGGATAACTTCGCGGTTGATTTCAGCCAAGATTTCAGTAGAAAGGATGTTGCTCAATTCGCCTTCAGCGTCAAGACCATGAACAGACTTCAAGTCTTGAGCCAATTCGATAGAGTACTCAGCCTTCAAAGCACGAGTCTTAGCAACAACAGATGCCTTCTCGATAGAGAATGCCATTTGTGCGAAAGAACCGTCACCAGAACCGCCTTGACCTAAACGCTCAGCAGCCACAGTAGAGATACCACGACCAACTGCATCAGCACCGCCTAGAGCAGAACCAGCAGAAGCGTCAGTACCGTCACCAGTGAAACCAGAGTTTACTTCATTGAACAATGCTTCAGTACCGTTTTGAGTAGTGTAGCGAGACTTCATTGCGAAGATCAAACCAGTTGGTTGAGTCATTGGTTGAACACCAGCAACGTCATAAGCGATCAATTGTGGCATCGCACGGCGAACCAAAGAGATCAATACTGGATCGAAACCAGCAACACCACCAGTAGCACCGCCACCAACAGTACCGATTTGGCCACCAGTGCCGTTAGTTGGAGAACCTTCGAACAATGCTTCAGCTTGCTTTTGCATTTCGCGTTCTTGGTTTTCCAATAGAACAGCAGTAACTTCCTTACGGTAGTTGTCCTTGAATGGCACAGAACCTTCATGGTTCAATACTGGTGCCCATTTTTCCATTAATTGTTGACGTGTTGTCATTTTTATTTTCCTTAGATTTATTTGTTGAGAACTGACAAGTAAGCAGACATTGCTGGATCCATTGCTTTAACAGCGACAGTTTCAGACAACATTTCTACTGGTGCATCAGTAACTACAGATTGCTCTGCGATTGTTTTAGTAGTGAAGTAGTTTTCACGAATAGTCTTTAGCTTTTGTTCAAAAGACGCTACATCTTCAAAAGATAATTCTTCAACCAAGCCCAAGAATTTCTCAGTCTCAGTATCAGTCAAACCTTCAGAGATAGACTTAACCAACTCAGCTTGCTTGGCTTCTGTTAGGCTCTTAGTGAGATTAACGTTAGCTTCTACTTGCTCATTCAATTTTGCTTCGAGTTCAGCAACAGTGTTTTCCATTTCACCAAGAACGTCGTAACGCTCTTCTGGAATTTCAACATAGTGCTCTTCGAATAGGTCTTTCATACCAAGGATAAAACTCTCCATGATTTCAGACTTCATACCACGCTCAAGGGCGATTTCATTCTGTGCAATCCACTGCTCGGCAATATAACCGAGGTATCCATCAACTTGTTCAACAATTCCCTGTGTATTCTGCTCAACTTGCTCAGCAAGTTTAGCTTCGAATTCTTCTTCGATACGTGCAATTTCTTCATTAACACGTGTCATGACAGCAGCTTCGAAAATAGTAGTAGCTTTAGTTCTGAAGTCTTCAGAAAGCTCTTCACCATTCATAAGTGCGTCGATATCTTCTTGTACACCTTTAACTGCATTACCCTTACGGATAGGAGTTTGGTCACCAGCATGTGCCTTAGCAGTAACTACGTTTGGCTTCTTAGATGTAGCATCAGCTGCATCATCTTCATTGTCAACGTTGTTACGAGCATGATCTGGGTTTGGTGTTTCACCACCGTTTGGCACATTTAACTTTGCGTCGCGGATTGGTGTTTGATCGCCAGAGTGTGCGCCACCAGTAGTAGAATCACTACCACCTTCTGCGCCTGCAAACTTAGCTTCATTTAATTTTTTAGACTCTGCCAAGATAGTGGCAATTTTTTGTTCGATTGACATCGTTTTCTCCTGTAACTGGATAGTTCTGTTATTTATTTATTATTTATCTGATTTTACTCAGAAAGTGTTGGAAAGCCTGAATCTTTGCTTCCTCTAGATTTCTAGAAGAAGTTTTCTTTACGAAAGATCTTACCTCTTCGATATGTTGTTCCACAAACTTTCCATCAACAAAAATCCATTCTTTGTTCTCCATGATACCACGAACAAACGCATCTGGTGCAGATGGGTCAGCTACGATATCAGCAGCAGTAGATAACATAAAGTCATCCTGAACAATATTGATTCCCTCATTACTCATCTTGAGAGAACCCATGGCTCTTGAAGAAACACCAAGGTTTGCGCCACCATCTAGAAGACCTCTAGCAATCTGACCCATTGGAGTTTCTAAAATCTTTGCTTTACCGATCCAGTTAGTACCTTCTTTACGTAGGTCAACGATCAGGTGAGATACACGATCCAAGTTAATGGATGGAGTATCTGGGTGTCCAAGTTCACCGTAAGCACGATTAGCTTGAACAGATTCTTTAAGGTAACGACCAACTTCACGATCCATTGTATGCTCTGGATACATACGACCGTTACGATTTTTTAATTGTGACTGAAGAAAGATACCTTCGATAAAGTATTGCTTACCTTTACCTAATTTTTCTTCAACAATAAGTTTAGTCTCTTCGACTGTTTCTCTAATTAGTTTCATGTTAGACCTTATCTGGAGAACCGCTTAGAGTAGTAGAAGCACCAACACGGGTTTCATCATCGTAGGCACCATAAGTAGCAGTCTCAACTTTAGTAGACCAGCCAGCGATTTTACGTAGAACCAAATAACCAGTAACTGGTTTTGCTACATCGTTTGTTACAACAATGTCTGATGTGTTGTTAGTTCCATCAGAAATACCGATAGAGTTTAGATCTAACATTGGCGCGTTTTCTGGGGCGCAGGCAATAACATTTTTGCTATTACGCACAATACGCAAACCAGAACCTAACTCACCAGTAGAAACAAACTTAACAATATTAACTGTTGGAGTGCCACCAGATGTTAATTCTTGAGTAGCAGCACCTAGTGTATTAAGAGCTAGTGTACCAGACTCAGCAGCAACTGTGTCAAAGTGCACAATAACTTCTTGGTTAGTATTCTTAACTGTTGTGAAAATTACAGCCATCTTTATTCCTCTATTTGTTCAAGCACAGATAGAAAGTTCTCTTTGGACTCTCTCATGTACTCAATAATCTCTGTTTGATTACCTAATAAGTTATTTAGGCGCTCTTGCGTTTGCTCACTAATTGCTACAATGCTTTCATCAGCGAGCACATAATGCAGTTTACCTTCAACAATTCTATCAAGTTTATTTAGAGCACGAATGTCTTGAACAACTGGATCAACACTAAACATATTGGAAGAAGCAAGTTGAATATATGTTTCGATTAACGTATCTGTGACTTTAACATCGTGGTATTCTTTGATGATACTTGCGACTTTAGCGTCTGATATTTCTTCGTATAGTTCTTTAGAGACTTGTTCTTCGATTTTCTGTGCGGCGTATTCTTGTTTGATGTATTGTCTTGCTTCTTCCAGAGACTTGAAATCTGTGGATTCGC